AAACTTAGATTGCAGCATTAAATCGCGTCCATACGCGCGAACAACAGGATCATCAGGACCTTGATATTGATCATCTGTTGGATTCTGTGTTCCTACAGCTGAGCTTTCAGAACCTGTAGCTGAGATTGGGAACAGAATTGTATCTCCTGGTGCTAAAATGCCAGGTCCTCCTGTAGCAGAAATAAATGGCGATCTAAGTCTATTCAACACTACAAGGATTCTCCAACGACTAGGATCACCTAATAAACGTGCTGCTAAGTCTCTTATATCTTCTCCAGGACCAACTACCGCACTGCCTACAGAACTAGTAATAGCTTCGTTTCCGATATAGGTTGAAGAAGCTTCGGGTGTTCTACGTGGTGTAGTTAGTGTGCCAGGTGTTTCATAAGCAGCTGCATATCTATTAATCAATAGATTGGCATCACTAATGCTGGACTCAGCAGCAACAGGCTCTGAGAGTATGCGAGCACATATAATCTTTGTTCTTCGCAAAGATCTAATCACAGGATCTTGTATCTCGAATGTTTCTGATTGGATTAGTTGCTCTATCGCAGAATCAACATTGTCTCTTAGAGTTAGCACTTGAGTACGTAGTCCACGCACCACACCAAATGCTGAAGTCTTAACAGCATTTAATCCATTGACTACATTTAACATTGGAGCCAAAACAGTGTTGGAAACAAACGTAGCAAAGCCTTGTGCTCTGTTGATTTGCGTAGAAATCGTCAAGAAGATGTTCAAAATGTTCTGGCCATATTCTTGTAAGCGAGCTAACAATCTCTGAGTAGACCTTGCTGATTCGAGCGGATCAGGAGGGATAGCATAAGCAAAATCAAAACGAGCAAGAGTCTTCAAAGAAATATTATACTCATACGTTAATGGAGAACTGGAGTTTTGAACTAACCTAAAATCTTCAGGTTCTACAACCCAATAATCACCATCCTTTATGTTACGCCACAGCATTACAACACGACCTGATAAATCATCTGATGATTTCAAGTCTGAGTAGCGTCGGAATAAATTACGCAAAAATAAAATGTCGTCATATCCTGTCTTCTCATCAACAGGAATACGACGAACACTGTTATTCAATCCATTTCCAATCAAAGTTGAAAGCTGTTGTTCAGTAACACCTAATAAGGGAATAACCGGAGAACTAGACTTATTTGGTCTAAGACCTGTAGTTCCCGACAGACGAATAGATTTAATGATGGAGCCATAAGACTCAACGTATTTACCACCATCTTGAGTACCTTGTATGGTAGTCGCAAATGGTTCTGAAAACTCATGTAGTTTAGGAGGTACCCTAAAGAAATATTCAGCAGCATTAGTACGATTAGCTGGGTCTAATCCTGGCGATATTAGTGTCGCATCTGCAACGGTGTCATACAACAAGAGAGAATACAGCGATTGCACTAACTCTGTTAGTTGTGCACCTTGTACTGCTTGTGCTCGTTGCTCATCTGTAACACGAGTAACCGTGTTATTGAGCGAGACACCGAGATTTAAACTGGATTTATCGAAAGGCATTAACCTACCCTTGTTGTACTAGATATAGCTGCTTCTATAGCAGTTACTAACGCATTGGCAGCATTGGTTAGCGCAGTAGCATATGCCGTCTCTACCGTAGCTAAACTTTGAGCCGCTGCTACAGCAGCAGCGAATGCTATTACCGCCGCTCTCAAACCATCGCCACCGACAGCACCGCCCAAACTGCCTGTTCCTAAGTTTACGCCTGTGTCAGTGACACTTATTGATCCTGGACCTCCTGAGCTACCGCCCGAACCAATTGACACCTGAGAGCCGGCTAGACTTAATACTCCTACAGAACTCAGTGTTAGTGTCGCTTGACTATTTATAGTGGCTTGTCCTACGGTCTGTACATCTAAGGTTGTATTAGCAGTTATAGATGTTTGTCCCGTAATATCTATGTCTAAATCTCGATCTGCGGATATGCTTAAACTACCACCAGTAGAGATACTGCCATCGCCACCAATTGTAATTGTAGTATCTTCTTCACTTTCAAGCAAGAATCTCTGCTTACTTACTAGCTTTATTTCTTCAGGAACTGTAATATCAATACGATCTTGTTCTATCAAAACGTAAGTATTGTCTTTGCTAGCGCGTGATGAAGAACCACTTTGACTTGGATTTGTTTGAGGTAATTCTGAATCTGCGACGTCTAAAACACCCATTCCATCTTCTGGTCGGTTGAAATCTAATTCAAAGCTTTGGGAAGGCTTTATCCAAAGCTTGAAACTACCTCCATCGGAATCTTGGAGTGTGCGAGGAAATCTACCTTCTACAGGGGCAAGATCATTGCCAAAACGCAAATTTGAATTAGCTCTATAAGTAGAAACATATACATGTCCCAACTTAGTAACAACAAACTCCACACCATTTATTCTATGAAAGTATCTACCTGATTGGTCTAAAGTCTTGCCTTGTCCAGGCGCGTTTGGATTTGTAGTACCGCTAGTAGCAGGATCAAAACAGTTTCTAGCATGAGGCCACCAACGAACTACAAAAGGCTGATCAACGGACCCACCAAGAAAGCCTACTACACACCAGTCTCCGTCTAAATCATATGGATTAATATGATTTAGTTGATTGTTCCAATTCTCTCCAGTTACCAAACCAGTACAACCACGAGGTAAACGCTCGTAGTAATCATCAAGACCACTTGGAGCATCAGGAGGTATAACTACATTTTCTAAAGGAAAATACGTGCCTCGTCCATCTTGTACTACTAGCACTGTGCAAGTATGTAAATAGCCTCTTCTATCTTCTCGTTGAAAAGATGAACGATTTCTTTCATCATCTGCCGGATAAACATCCAGCACAATACCAAGCATCATGCGAGTTAGGTTCAACCCTACATAATCTTCGGGACGTACAGTCATACTTTGCTGTACTGGATTTCCTAAGTTATTTACTATACGCTCGTTCATAAATCATCCAAGGTTGGGAAAAGTTCGGACACTACATCATCCGAAACACCTCCAATAGGATTGGTTTGTACTGATGACGTAGACGCACCTTGTCCACGCAATCCAAGTGTTTCTTGTTCACGCTGTAATGCTTGTTCCATGTCAAGAGGAATATTTATAGACACTGCTGGAAGTATTTGCTCATTATAACGCTCAGACAACGAACCACTTTCATTAGGCATATCAATTTCATTGATATCAGTAGTAGCTCTACGTACAAACCTTTGTGTATCATCAGTACGTCTACGTTCAATTTTTGTAGCTCTTCTAACTGAGATTGGATCTGGAACAATAAAGTATGTACCTAGACGAGAAGCTGTTTGTCTCTGTGTTTCGGTTGGATCAAAGCCACTAATATAAGGCATCACATATCCAGGATATGGATTGTTCGGCTGACCTCTAGTTACATGTAATGTAGTGGTCATATCCTTCCCATAAGTCCAGTTGTGAGTAACTCCTTCAACATAGAAAGATAGATTTCTATCTGCTAGATCTAAGCGATAACCAACTCGTATTTCTGGTGCTCCTCGCATATCAATACTACCAGAGAGATATTCTATGTTGTGTTGATACCAGTGATCATTCAACAATGCCCAACGAGCAATTTGACGACGAGTAGAAGGAGTATCTACATGTCCAACTAAAGCTGTTGTAGTTCTTGGTGTATCTTCAGCAGTGCTTTCTTCAGTAGGTGTAGGAGCTACTTCATGATCAGTATCTAGTGCATCCTCTGCCTCGTCTCCCGGCATTAAAGCTTCTTCAGGAGGATCTGCATCGGGTGTAGCTGCTTCGGCAGCATTTCTACCTACAGGCAACGTAACACCAAAGGTTTCCAAAAATACACGAACAGGATTTTGACTTATAGTTTCTGATTCTGATGGATTAGTTGGTCTTGTCGCAGAAACAGCAGCACCTGGGACTGCGGTTGATTCATCACGGAAAACATCTGGTGTAAGTGTTCTACGATCAGCAGAAGATGGAAATGTTCTACCATTTCTAGTTACGTTGAATTCAAAATGCAGATGTACTGCTCCTGGACAATCTGAGTCTCCTACATAACCAATCACATCACCAGCACGTACACTTATAGGCTCAAAACGACCACCACTCATAAAATCAGCAGCTACGAAATCTCTAAGATTTCGACTTCTAGAAGTTATAGTGATGTTATCTGCAAAGTTCTCCAAGTGTGCATATAAGCTGTAGATGCCATCTTGTGGATGTTCAATAACTATTACGTTTCCGTATCCATTACGTCCGCGTGTTCCCACCGGAGCTGCCATTACCACACGTCCATCACGCACAGCACGAACAGGTGTTCCTCGCGCCGCAGTAATGTCTACACCATTATGAAAGCGCCAATATCTAGTTCCTGCTGGTGGTACAGGATTTCCTCGCACATTGTTATAAGGACGTGTTCCATCAAATGTCTTAGGTCTATACCACCATTGGTTTCCTACAGAAACATATCCTTGAGTATAGTTTCCAGAGCTATCGACTTGAAGATCAACAGGTAAGAATGTACCACCACTTGTTGGTGCTTCAGGTTCTGGTGCTTCCTCAACAGTTTCTTCCGGCTCTGTAGGTTGTGGTTGTGTTCTGTTCACAACATCTAACGAAAAGCGACCAAAGCGCGTAGTTAACGAACGTACACGCAAACCATGTCTAACTATATGAATAGGCGTAACAATAGGAAGCAAATCTTGCATGAAGAATCTTGCATCACTACCTAATATTGCATCTGAGTAGAATTCAAAAAGATTATAATGATCTGAATCGCTGCGTGCTAGTTTAGCTCGTGATATCTCTTTATCGTAAACAACCGCTACGTCAAGGTGTTTCAATCCAGTTATGTTTGGAGAACCTTGTGCCAAATCATCTGGATTCATATTGGGTACATAAGCTATGTGACGACCTGGTACATTAGGTTGGTCACTAAAAATAGCACCAAAATATATTAGTCCCAAAGTCTCGTTAACATTATTAGCTGCACTAGACGTGGATCTCACAGTGAGAGAAATATCTGATGCATCTAATCTATCGATTGTTGAGAACGGATATTCACGCATCACAATAGCAGGAACATATTGGACTCCAGCTACCACAGAATCAGTTCCAGCATTTCCAGCCAACTCATCTAAATCTCGAGAAAAATCAGTACCGGCAGTAAGACCTCCATCACGACTTACTGGTCTTAAATCAAAAAACAACTCATTCACAACTTCATTGGATATGAAGCGTAAGAAACTAGCAACACTTCCTTGGCGCTCCCACATAGGTGCACCAATCATATATCCATCGATAGCTTCACGTTCAATAAATGTAAATATGTCAATTACATCTAGCAAAGAAGGAGGATATCCACTCAATGTGGTATTAAGTACGTTGTAAGCTTCAATACCACGCTCTCTCGCACCACGTGAGCTTTCTACTCCCACGTTTGAACCAGTACCTCCAAGTGTTCTAATCACTTCCTTACTAAATCTGCGTCGTTCAGCGCGTTGAACTTCTGTAGCTGAAGTTGAATCTGGATCAATTAAAGTATTTAGATCAGACTCGGCTCCTACTTGTTGACGTACACGTTCTAAGAAATCAGCATAACCACCAGCATCTAGTATTTGTCTACGTGCGTCTTCACTAAGTCTATTCAAAATAAATTCTGCGCGTTGCTGTCTAATGCGCTGAGTTACTCGTGGATTATAACTAGGAGGTAGAATAAACTGTGTACCAAAACCCATCAACAATAACGTTACGTTAGTAACCAGGTCTGCTGGTGAACCATTGATTCGTATTCCACGAGTCATTAATCCTAATCCACCAATGTTAGGAGTACCTATGAATCCGCCGTTGAAATCTGCACGAGACGCTACATGTGGGTTGAAATAAATCTGTGTCTTTTCAAATGCCTTCTGAAAATCAGAGCAAGCTAATGCATATGTTGTTAAAGGTATACCCTTCGCATCTACAGAAGTGTCTTCTTCAATATTATCTATGAAACCATAGAATAGACGTGTCCACCCTTGTCCATCAGCACGATCAACATAAAGATTAATGTGATCATTAGGAAAAATGACATTCAACCAGTTTCTCTCTGCTGTGAGACCTATGTTTAGTGTGCCAACAGATTTTATGGTCTTGTTAGATGAAATTCTAACTACAGAATTAGATAAGTCTATGATAGAAGCAGAGTTGTGACTGTGAACAATACATTTAATACGAGTCCTATATCTACGTACTCCATCAGGACCTACTTCTCGGCTCAGCAATGTTGTCGAACTCATTATAATAACTCCGCCCTTTAGTTAACAAATCTTTCAAGGTGAACCTCCAGTAGTATCAATACGCGCACGTGGAGAAGCTGGCATTGCAATACCAAGAGCACTCATTGCTGAAATCAACTCACGCTCAGTAGTTATTCTCGCAGGATCTACTTCATCACCACGACCCATTCGTTCTGCAAGAGCATCTAAAGCTGCTACTGCACGAGATAAATCTTCCTGTAAGTTACGAGCAACTCTGTCAGCGTCTGTTTCTTCCATAGCACCTACAGCTACTGCTCCTTGTTGAATTGCCTCAGCAAGGGAATGCAAGAAATCAGGATTCTCATATGCTTCTCGGAAGGCTTGACGGGCTTGTAAACTGCTGATTACAGCCATTCTTAATTCACGGGTGGATACGCTATCTGGATCTTCTTCCAAACGCTTTAACGTAGTTTCTGCCTGACTACGCAGTTTATATCCTCTTCCTGTGGCTTCATAAAAAGTATCACTTGGCAGTA